TGAAGAATCTACGGATGATGAAGAATCTACGGATGATGAAGAATCTACGGATGATCAAAAAAAAATTATTTACAAGTGCAAAAGTTTTGAATGTAGTAATGATAGTGTATACACTATCACATATAAGACAAAAGATGATCATTATACATGCACTTGTCATAATTACAAATACTATTGCGCGAAAAATAACATGACGTGCAAACATATCCAAAAAATTAAAGAACTTGATGATAAAAATCTTGATGATAAAAATCTTTTTATGTGTAATAATGGAATTACAATTTTACAATAGATTTATAAAATTATTATAATATTTATCATTCAAGTTTTTTTTTTTTAGCATTAGCTTTTTCTTTTAACTCACTCATTACATCATTCCAATTAGGACCTTTTTTTTCATTATAAGTTTTCTTTATTGAACTAGGTTGAGATATTATAGATTTTGCCACGGGAGGTGGAGGTGGAGATGGTGGCGAATGAAATTGTTTTTTTGATGCACATGAATATTTATTAAAACCCCAGTTTTCATTATAAAAATCTGGTTTACCATCTAATCTATTTGTATATACTTTTTTTATAATAGATTCACATAGTCCTTCTCGTGTATTAGCTTTTGTTTTTGTATCTAACATTTCTGAAATAAATTTTAAATTTTTTATTGTCAATCCAGATACTTTTTGAGGACGATTGCATAGTTCAACTATGTCTTTATTATACATCTTATATTTACATCACAAAAAAGTTTAAATTTACAAATTCATAATTCATTTTCATACGATTTATAAATAAATTGTTTTTTTGAATATGTTGTTTCAATATGGATATCAAATGATAACTTTTTTGATTCTAATTTTATTAATTCTAAACAAAAAGTTTTTATTTTAATCCACTTCTTACTATTAATTTTATAAATATAGTCAGATATTTGCTGAGGTAATTCTGATAACAAACTATTTATAAACATTGATGAATGTGTATCTAAATATAATAGATTATAGACAAATGATTTTTTATCATGAAACATTACAGTTGTATGCATTCTTCTTTTTTTATGAAAATCAATACGTATGTTCCCTTTATTCCTAATAAACGTTATTGAAATCTCCAATCCAAATCTATCAGTAGAATTAATATTTACAACTACACATATAGTTTTATCCATATAAATATCAATACATAAATCGTTTAATTCAATAGAATTTAAAACTAGTTGTTTTCCAACAAGTGAATTTTGCTTATTTAAAGACTTATATGCTTCTAATAATAATGATTGTGTCATCATTTCTGATAAAATAATTATTTGTTGATCATTTTTTCATTATTTTATATTAAAATGACATCTGGGTTAGGTGTGGGATTTATTATGACATTTTTAGCATTGTCTACCGGGACACCATTTGAGCCTATACCTATATTATATATTCTTTCCTCTGCACGTTGGGTATATGGTTCTGATAGATATTTAGACGGTAAAGTAGAAGATAACCCCGAATCTTTAGCATGTGCTTTATTATGCGCAAATATGATACTCTGGTACAATGATCTATCTATATTGATCGCACCTGAAATATTATCACTTGTTATGTATCCAGAATTTAAAAAGAATTTTCCTTTATTAAAACCATTTTATGTAGGAACGTTTTGGACTGGTGCAATTACTGTGGTTCCTCATCTTATTTCAAATATTGATATTAATTACGATCATACTCTTTCAATTGGATTACTTGCAACTGCTATATCTAACTTAGCAGATATTGATGATGTATATACTGATGAAAACAATCAAATTTACACAATACCAAGTCGTTATGGTGTAACAAATACCAGACTATTATCAACAGGTTTATTTATTGGTTCAGTATATAAAAGTGGAATTGTTCCACATGCTTTTAAAACAAACAACACATTACGAAGAAAAATACTTGTAAAAAATAGATTGTTCACTACATTCAAAAAAAATATACAATGTATATTAACAATTTAAATATTATGCATTAATCCATATATAGTTATCAACAATTTCTCATATGCAAAAATCTTTTTTCCATTATTTATCAAATCAATGTTGCACATCACTACTGCATTAATTATCTCATATGAATGTTTTTTTATTTTTTTTATTTCTAATACTTTTTTCATTATTGTAGTACATAACCAATTGTCAGATATAGAATAATATAATAACTTATTCATTGTAATTCTTATTGATTCGATAGTCTTCTCTAACGATTTACTTTTTTTCATGAATTCAAGTAATTCAATAATTGCTTTTTCAAATAAATTCACAAAAGTTGATTTAGATTCACACGAATTGTGTAATTTATGTATATCACATAAACATGTGTACAAATCTTTATCACATTGACATATCACACTTTTCAAATCAATATCATCTATTTCATTATCTTTTGTTACATAATGCAATAGATTTAACAATTGTTTATCTGTCAATAAAGGTATTCTTATAAAGCACAATAAATCTTTTATATTATTTTGAATTAATGATATATCACTTGTTGTAATAATAAAACATGTGTTTATGTAACTCTGTTCGATTGTGCTTTTAAATAAATCTTGAAATTTACCCATTATTCCATTAAAATTTCTCAAAATAATTAGATGTTTTTTACCGTTCAAAGGTTGTCTTTTTACATACTTGGCTACAAAATCATGAATGTTATTTCTATATTTTCTTTGTATATGATTGCAATCAATATCAATTACATTGTTCAATGTTTTAAATACCACATTATCAACTTCTTTTACTGTTAAATTCACATATTTACATTGAATGAAACTTTCAATCATCTCATTAACTATCAAATAATTCATGTATTCATCTAATGAATATACAAGATAATTCATATCTAACATTAATCTTGATATATCAATATGTGGATGAATATATTGTGAGTATTTTGTAACATTATGTATAAGATAATCTGTCAGCATTAAAAGAACTTTATGTTATTTACTTTGATTAATGATCATTTTTTAAATCAAAATAAATCATACAAAAAATGATCCAAATAAAAACTCATATTGACATAATATTGACATAAAAATAAATTATAATTATACAACCATGTATAATATATCAGTCATAGGTAACATTGGCTGTGGTAAAAGCACATTGTTAACTTCATTATCAAAAAAACATTTTGATGTCGCTTACGAACCAGTGAATGAATGGAAATTTCTTCCCAAATTTTACAATGACATGAAACGCTGGTGTTTTACATTACAAGTTGAAATTCTTAATTCATTCAAAAATATGGATATTAACAATAAAATAGTGGAAAGATCACCATGGGAAGCATGCCATATTTTTGCTAAAAATGCTTTCAATAATGGGTTGCTAACAGATGAAGAATATAGACTTATTGAAAACATAACTGATAATGTTGGATACAAACCCGGAATATTCATATATCTTCGTGCAAGTCCGGAAATATGTATGACAAGAATAGATACACGCAGTAGAGAATGTGAATCAGGAATAACCATAGAATACATCACACAACTTTATGAATTGTATGAAGACTGTATACAAAAGTTGATCAAAGAAAATAAAAAAGTAATAATAATCAATGCTCAAAACAATAAAGAAAAGATATGTGAAGAAGTTTGTGAGTGGCTAAAGACTATGTAAATGTAGATTCACTCATTCAATTATAGACACTTTTGTTGATGTGATTGTTCTTTATTTTTTAACGCATTTAAATTCAAGCCACTGATTATTATGTAGATTAATGCAAGACTGTTATGAAATTTTAGAAAGTAAAAACACCGATTCTATAGAAGATATCAAATCAAACTATAGGAAACTTGTGTTACGATTTCATCCCGATAAAAATGAAGGAAATACAGAAACATTCATTCAAATTAATAAGGCTTATAATAAAATTTTAGAACAACGTTCCGTATCAGTATCTTTAAATGATAGGGCACGTAAATTCATGGTCTTCGTGTATTTATTCATGAAACCAAAAAACATAAAACTAGATATAAAAATTAGAATAGAAGATATATATAATGCAGAAGTAAAAAAAATTAATTACAAAAGATTTTTCAATAATGAAAAAATAAGACACACTGTATATATCGATTTACTTAATTTTAGAAATGAGTATACATTCGAAGAGTTAGGAGATGAAAACCCTGTTACTAAAAAATGTGGAGACTTGATAGTATATATTACTATAAATTATGATAAATACGATAAATGCTTATATGTCAATGATGTTTTATGTGTCAACAAGATAAGTGACAATTATGGTTTGAGTTATAAAGTCAAAATGAATCTATATGAATATTTTTATGGATTGAAAAAAAAATATAATTTTATCAATGCAATGTTGGATTTATCTCATCATATACCACATGAAAATGGAATGTATCTAACTGTAAGAAATAAAGGACTACCGTATCAATCTGATGATACTAGTGATTATGAGCTACATAGAGGTGATTTAACAATTATACTTGAATTAAATTTAGATAATGTAAAAAAAGAAAGTAAAGATGATCAATACTTTCATGACTTTTTAAAAGAACATTTCAATCAATGATTAAGGATGATTCATCACATGATGAACATCTTGGATTATATAGCAAATCCAACATTTGTTGTCACAGCCTCTGTAGCATCCCGACTGACAATTAGGGAGACAATTCCATGTCTTGGTGAAAATTTATTGGTTTCAATATTATATATGAAACGCAACTCTTCGTTACGTCTTTTCCACTCAGAATATGATATCGGATGTGAGCCCATTATATAATGTATATAACTGTTTTGTTTGTATTTCTTATATTTTATAACAAATCATTTCTTTAAGATCATTTTTTCATAATTTCATTGAGATTTACGAACAAAGAATGCATCTTCCCAATTTGCAAAGAAATCATTTATGTGTTATGCAAAGTGAAGATTTCATACCAGAATCTTTCAAAAGTCCATGCACAAATGACTTCTGTATATACCAAATTATGTAAATGTTCCCAATGTAACTTATCAAATGCAAGAATATGTTTTCCTTTCACCATGTATTGTGCTCCTGAAACATGTTTCCATTTAGTTCTATTTTCATTAGGATAAAGTGCTAGCCACATCTTTTCAATAGGAAGAGGTATAGAATTATGCATATATATGTGCGGTCTTCCAATAGCATCAGACTCAATCAATATATTACTACCATATTGAGGAATAATAGAACCAAGAGGCACAACATCTTTATGTGATGAATTTAAAATTCTCTGTAATTCTATTTTTGGTATATGTGGAAATGGGTCTCCTTGTAAAAATACAATTGTATCGTTCTCTTTCAACTTATCATACTTGTCCAGTATAAATCTTAGGAATGTT